GATCTCCTCGCCGTCGACTTCCTCGTGCGACTCGCGCGTGCGCGAGTCGTTGGTTGCGATCCACTCCTTAATCGTCGGAACACCTAGCGCCTTCATCTGCTCGTAGGCACCGTTGTTCATCGCCGAGTTCACCTCAGTGCGCGCGATCGTCGTGGCACGCGGGATACTGATGTTCGCGGACGTGATCACGCGATCGCGCAACTCGGCGACACCCTCGCCAAGCTGCATGCCGGTGATCATCTCACCACGCGCTGTGTACCACACGTGATCACCGAGCGCGGATAGCCGGTTTTGCGCCGTCGAGAGAAACGTCTCGGCGAGCGGGTTCGATACCTTAGGGATCTCGAACACCGCTGCAATCAACGCCTCGGGCTGACGCTCGTTCAACTTCTCAAGTTGCTCACGCACACCGTCCACCGCAGTGTTCCACGCGATGAACAGTCGAGGCATTAGTGACTTGGTGACGACGCCATTCCAGATGGTTTGGATACGCGCGAGGTCGTCAACAACGCGCGTGTCTGCGGCGACCGCGCGCAGCGTCGTGTGAATCGCGCGCTCGACCCGCCCCGCAAACTCCCTACCTCGCGCGTCCAGCTCATCGCGACTAGGCCCGTTGACACGTGCCATTGACCGAGCCTCCCGGTGCCGTTGTGATGTACGACTCGTTGGCGATGAAGACACGCTCACCAATGCGCAAGTCACCATCCGGTGAGAGATGACACGTGTACGTTCCCGGCATTCCCGGGTGTGCGGTAACACCGGGATGAGTAACGTGCGTGAACGGGCACGAGAACAGCTTTGGGCGACAGATTAGCGGGTGTTTGAGCTGCCACTTACCGAGTGAGTCGACCTCAAAGATGTGCTGTGACTTCGCCTGTAGGCGCGCGAACGCACTCCACTCGGCGAATCCGGACGCAGTGCTACTTGGTCCCGCAGTTGGTGGCGGTGGTGAGTTTTCACGCGTCTTAGGCTCACCTTGTCCCGCGGCGCCGCTCTGCTCACCGCCCTTATCACCCTCGTTCACACCGGAGTTCAATGCTGGCGGCTGCCCCGGGGCGGATACTTCCGGCGCCGGAGCCTCCTCCTGAAGGTTAAGTCCGGTTAGCTCATTCAGCGCCAGCAACGCGAGTTGCGGCTGGAGTGCCAACTTGCGGAGGATCATGTTGGCGAGTTCATCATCAACCGGCGCGTCATCCTCGTCAAAGCCAAGCTCACGACGGTACGCCTTGCTGTCGATCTCGAGTCGGTCGTACGCCTGCGTGGCGTTCTCTGACTTATCTGGACGAACCGTCAGCTCTGATGTGTCGTACCAGACGACCCACTCTTCCCAATCATCCTGCCCCTGCGCTCGTAAAAGTGGCTGAAGATAGCCTCTGGTCAAACCACCAACGATCGTTTCGGCATCGGGTGAGATGTAGGTACGAATGGCGCTCTCTTCGAGCTGCCACAGTCCCCAGTGGTTGACGTCTCCCGCTTGAAAGAGTAGGTCACCGGGTACGTTGATCATTGACGCGAGTCGGTTGCGCGCCGAGTCGCGCTTCTCAATGATCTTGTCGTCGATCTTCACGGTGAAGTCGATGTGCTTCACCTTATCGACGAGCTCACCCGGAACCCGGAACGGCATTGGAATCATGGCCGCCGCTGAACCCGGCGTCTTAATCGCCTCGGCCGCGATCTCGATCCACTCGCGCAAGAACGGGTCCGGTTCATCCTGAAACTCTGGACGAACCGGGAACTGGATCTCGTCTGGGAAGATGATGACACCGGCAGACGCGAGTCGTGACAGGTACTGTGCGGTGATGTGTCGGTTGACGAGTTCCAATTCACGCATCGCGTTGCGCGCCGCGTACGCCTGCGAGTAGGGCATGTAACGCTTACGCTTGTGCGGCTTCCAGATGCGTGTAATGTACGAGTTGTCACCGAGTGGACGCCACCGTTCGTCACCCACCATTGAGTCCTCAGAGAGGATTTCATAGCCCTGACCGCGACGACGAATTTCATCACTCGAAACGATGCGCCACACGTTACGTCCGGTGTTACGGCTGACCTCACCAACGAGCCAGCACTCGGCCGGAACGTCCATCATGACAGAGAGTGTGCTAAGCGTTTCTGCTTGTCCACTCACGTCATGAAAGAGTTCATTCACGAGGTCAGCTGCCGGACCCGAGTCCACGATTTCTGGCTCGTCCGAGCCGGGCTTCAACTTACCTGCACGCAAGCGTACGCGCGACATCATGTACGAGCGCCACGTCACCGCGATGTTGAACTCACCGAGCGACTCGTAGTAGTCCCACAGTTCATCTTGCCACGTCGCATACCTAGGAACGACACGTCGCGCGCCTACGCTAGGTGAACTAACAACCTGCGCGGCCGCCGTCAGTGCCAGCGTAGTAATCGACGTCGGCGCAGCACCGGGTGCTTCAATGACCCGAGGCGTGCGATTCCAAGGGTTCCACCACGCCATGGAGTCACTCCCTACTTGCTGGTGTAATCCTCAAAGTGTGAAATCAACGCCGCCGCAGCAGCGACAGCGAGCCACACTAGGAGCGGAGCGGGAACCCCCACCGTAGCAGCAACTAGTAGGGTAACGAGTCCGGCGGTCCAAACCGTCATGCACCACGGACAAGTGAACAGGTATGCCAACCAGTACGGCACTTTTGTGTCTCGACGCTCTGGAGAATCCAGAGGTGCGGCGTACGGTCCGGTGATCTTGTCACGAATCCACTTCATTGGCGGGAACTCGTCGTCCACAATGAAGCGTGCGATTCGGTACGACGCAAGTGACATAAGAATAAAGAGCCAACCAAATGTCACGTTACGACCTTCCGATGAGCTGGAGCAATCCAACGGCTGCGGTACCGAGAACCGCGAGAATAGATGCGATGAACGCCAGCGTTACCTGCCAGCGTCGATCACTTGCTTCCTTCTTGTTCAACTCGCAGCGTATGTCACCTTCCTTCTGCTTCATTTCCACCTGAGTAAGTCGGTGGTCTATTAACACCAACCTCGGTTCCTGCATACCAATGTAGGTATCTACCTTGGTGTCGAGTGAAGATACTAGGTTGTAGACCTTCTCGAGGTCGATCACAACCGGCTTCATTGGGTCCACTGTGTTATCACCTCTGTCCACGATGTTACGGTAACAGTTAGCCGATCGAACGTGTCATCGCACCACCAACCGGAAACGAACCCATGCCGCGGGCGCGGACCGAGATAATGCGCTGGTGCCACGGCACCCACACCATGGCGTCCAGTCGGTCAGGCGAGTACTTTAAGTCCTCGTTCCACGTACATAACTGGTCCTCAAGTTCCTCAAAGAAGCCAACGTGATGCCACTGTCCGCGTGCTGACAGCGCCGCTACCGGTTCCGCACGCACGCGCTTACCGCGCGTCGCGACGGTCTTCTTCACCGGAATGCTGACGCCGAGCGCCTCGGCCGCGTCGCGAATAGTGACGACCGCCATGTCGCCACCGTAGTTCGTCTCCACAACGATGTCATCGGCCTCCCAGTCGACGGCTGCTTGTACCGCGCGACGTCCCCAGCCAGCGGGACCGAGGTGGCACGTGCGATCGTCGAGAACGTATCCCTCGAATCGCCGCTGCATCTGACCCTTGGTGATTTCGTTGTAGACGTGTTTACCCGCGACGACGATTCCCTGTTCGCCGGCGCCGCCGGACGGGTCAACACCTACCGAGATCTTGGCGAGTGGTGGCGCCTCGACGACGCGGAACTGTTGCAGGTCATCGCGTCGCCAGAGCGCCGACTCGTCCTGCTCCATGATGGCGGCATAGAGTTCCTGTCGACCGATGTCGCGATCCGCGTACTCCTCGAACAGCGCGTCACGAATGAACTGCTCAAGATGTGGGTTGTCGTTCGTCGTCGCGTGCGTGACGACGACGTTGTGCGGCGTCTGCTTGACGAGCTTTTTGATGAGAGGCTTTGGCTTAGGCGTTGTGGAGGCGATCCAGCGGGGCGTGGGGCCGGTACGGAGACCGAATCGCATCTGCTCATAACACTCTTGCAGGTAGCGCCATGCCGCGAGTTCTTCACACCATACGGCACATGTATTACCGCCAGCACGAAGGCGTTCTACATCTTCTGGTGACGACGCACCGAACAGCTTAGCGCGACTGCCGTTATTCCACTTAACGAACAAGCCACCCGCGCCACCGCTCAACTTAGCGGTCGGGTCGTGCGTGGCGATGCCGGACGGACCACTCACGCACGCGGTGACCGCGTCACCGAGCGTCGGTGCGATGATGCCAATCCAGTGGGGCGTTGGTCCAGGCAGACAGGGTGGGCCCTTCACATGCTCAATGATGTAGTTCGACGCTGCTCGGGTCTTCCCTGATCCACGGCCCGCATTCATAAGCCACCCGTACCAGTCACCCGGTGGTGGCACTTGATGCGGCTCCGGTACGAATCCGGGCGGGCGGAGTCGGTAGTCCAGTAAAGAGCGCGCGGCGGCACCCGCCACCTCGGTGCGCGTGGGTCCGGTCGCCGCTGTCATGCAGCTAGCTTAACACCTCTCGGTGTCAAACCACGTCGAGGTACTTACGCACGATGTCAATGTCATGCACTGCTAGCTGGAGTGCGACCAGAACGGGTGCCGTAACGTCGGCGGGATGCCGACTGACGACTGCTTGAATCAACTCAACCGCGTGGTGGAAGTCGTCTCGATCTACGTCAGTCAGCACCTGACTCACCTCTGTCTTACAACGCTCTGTTCTTACGTCCCGGAGTCACGAGGGTAAAGTGTTCACTCGGCTGCACAACGCCGAACGGGTCAACGACGACGCTACCGGCTGGGTACGGGTAATTCACGTAGTGGTTGTGGCACGTCGCCACGACGAAGACGTTCGGCCCACTCATGTCGTTACGCGCGAGCCACTCGTGTTCTTCAATGCCGTTGACGAACGAGTCGAGTTGAACGTGACGAATGTCGGCGTCGTTGAAGATGCTGGCGAGTAGTAGCGCGGGTGAGCCGTCGGTCATTGCGACGCCCGGCTTATACGCCATACCAAAGATGACGATCGGCAGCGACGACATGTCGGACCAGTGCACCGCGATGTTGGCGAGCCAGCGTGTGTGCTCCTCGCGCGCGACGTTCAGCGCGCCCATGAAGTCGACCGCGCCAAATCGCTGGGCTAGCGCGGATAGCGCGATGTTGTCGCGTGGGTGACACCCGCCACCGTCTCCCATTCCCGCGGTCATGTACTTGGGAGAGATGATGCGGTCGGTTGCGAGCGCGAGTGCATTCGTCACTTCATCCACGTCCGCCCCCGTCGCGTCCGCGAGTTGCGCAACGGTGTTCACAAACACAATCTTCGTTGAGATGAATGTGTTATAGGCGACCTTGGTCAACTCGGCCGACGCGATCGACATGACGCCTAACGGCGCCTGATGGATGTTGCGATAGAGATCCGCGACACACGTCGCGTCGGCCGGGTCGTCGCAGCCCAGCAGCGCAAACTCGGGATTCACAAAGTCGTTCACCACCGTACCCATGGCGATGAAGAACGGGTGGTACACGAGTGTGGTCCAGGCGTTGAGCAATGGCCGAAGCTCGCGGTTGGTCGTTCCCGGCAGCACGGTGGAGATCACAACGATAGTGATATCCTTACGCTGGCGCGCCGCTGCACGCGCAACCGAGGCAACAGCGTTAACCAGGTAGCCGTACTCAAAGTCCTCAGGGATAACGTCGGTCGGTAGTAGCTGCACTCCGTCGAACCGCGACACGTGAGGCGTCTGAACCGCGACAAACACCACGCCGTCGGTACTCGTGACGACGTCGTCGACGCTGTCCAGTCGCTTAATGGGTGGCAGTCCAGCCGAGTCGACGGCGCGACCAACAGGATCATAGCCGTAGACGTCGTGTCCGCCGTAATGCGCGAGCGCTGCCGAGCACGGACCACCCAGCTTGCCTAGTCCAACCCAGCCTACTGAAGCCACTAGCGCCTCCATCGGTAAATACCCTTAAAGGGCTTGTCGTCGCGCACCTCGACGTCCACCAGCGTCAACTCAGGGTAGACCTTAGCCATAATCTCGACGGTGAGGTCGTCTTGAAGGTGTTCCTGATGAACGTTACCATCCTCTTCACCCTGCGGGTACTCATACGGAACCACCACGATGATTTCAGTGGCATGTGGATAAATACGGTCAAGTACATACCGCGCGTCGTCGCAAGTCAAGTGTTCCAGCACGTCACCCATGATAACAACCGTGTCGCGTAGGTAGTCAGCGGCGAGGCCTATGTCGACGAAATCAAGAACGTCGCAGACGTAAACGTGGTTATACAACTCACGTAAGTTGTTCTGCTCGACGTACGGCTCGAATACTTCAATCGCGTCGACGATCTCGTACTCGGGTAGCAGCGCACGGTACTTTCCCTGACCCGCACCTACGTCCAGAATGCGTGTCTCGGGCGGGTACTTCATTGTGATCAACTCGCGAACGCGATGTCCGGCCCAGTCGAAGATTTCCTTGGACCGTTCGGTAATGAGATTGATAAACGCATCATGATTCACTCGGCGTCCAATCCCATGCGTCGCGCGGTATCGATAACGGTGCGTCGCAACGCCTCACCGGCGCTGATCTCGGTGTACCAGTCAACGCCGTGAAGCGCGTAAGTGCGATCATAACCGGGTCGCACCACGGTAGCGTCGATGAACTCATACTTCAGTTCACGATCGAGAATGGCAGCGACGTTCAGCGCGAGGCTGAAATTATCGAGTGTCATCTGCCCACGCAGTGTTGTGTTGTATATCGCGTAGTTATCGCGCGTAACGCGCTGCGTGATGTAGCGCGCGACGTTGCCAACGTACGAGTAGTTGCGCGTTCCCGGCTTACCCTCGTGATCAACGTGAATCGGTAAGATGTTGTCGTTGATAACCGCGCGAACAATGCGCGGAATGAACGCCAACTCACTCTGCCGTTCACCAAACATATTGGCGCTACGCACGATCGATACCGGTACACCAAACGTTTCACGCCACGCGTTGCAGATGCTTTCCTGCGCCGCCTTGGACGCGGCGTAGGGACTGGACGGCGTGTAGTGCCCGTCCGCGTATGGCACGTTCGTTCCATACACCTCGTCCGTGGACACTTGAATGAACTGCGTAACGGCGAGTTGCTGCGCGAGATCTAGAGTGGACAGCATCAGGTCAACGTTATTTTGCACAAAGTCAATAGGGCTCTTAATACTGGCGTCGACCGACGCCAGCGACGCCACGTTGACGATCACGTCAACGTGGCCGAGTCGGTTAACCTGCGTGCCGGTGAAGGGTGCCGCGAGATCGTGACGAACCCAGGAGAACGTCGACGTCGCGTTCTCGTCTTTGACCGCGTCGAGAATGCGCCAACTCTCACCGTTGTGTTGCAGTGAACCCATGCCGATGACGTCGTGTTCGTCTCTGAGCAACTGCTCGACGACGTGACTTCCCACAAATCCCGCGGCGCCGGTGACCAGAACTCTCACTCAGCACTCTCCGGGTGATAGCGGAAGTAGGGGCTGTCGACTGCTAAGCGAAAGTACTGTCCGACGCGTGGGCGTTGTACCGAACCGGGCCGCCATGTTGAGTCAGAGCCGGACGAGTAGTAGGAGTACATAACGTCGTCGACGAACCGCTCGGTTTTAAGAACGCCGCGCAGCTGATCAGCCCACGCGACGTCCTCGGGTGGTTGCGTCCGACGGAAGTCAGCCTTGAGCGCGAGTTCACGTCTCACTGGATTAAGATGACTGACATCACGGTAAAAGCCGCGCGCGTCGTCGAACCACTTCTTGTATCGTAAGCTATGATAGGTCGGCTTCAACGGTGAGCCGTCGATGTAGCACTGCAGTCGAAAGCCGACGTAGTCAATGTCATCATCCATGAGCGGAAGAATACACTGGACGTATGTCGG